AGCAGTGGTGGCGGTGGCCCTCCTATAGGTGACCTAGATCTTCATGTAGTGCCTCCTTCGTTTTAGGGAACTGGAAAAAAATTTTCTAAATTTAGAGTCTAATAGAAACTAAATTTAGTAAAAGAATAGGAATCGTCTATATAAATAATGGATATACTGTCACACCTTCTGGAACAATTCCAGTATATTTGAACTTCTCAAATATTGGTTTACGAAGCTGATCCTTTGGCACTGCATTCTTACAATTTGCAGCAATATGCTTATATAAATCAAAGCCAGGATAGCGCTCTTCGCCGTCTTCACTCTTTAGAATATTTCTGCCTTTAATATCAAGCATCCAGGTCCAAAGAAGATTATAAAGAGGAGAGACTGTTTCCTTGACAATCCAATTGCCTTCTTTACTTAGCACAGCTCCTGACCCCTTAGAAGCGGGTGTCTCCTCAAAAAGAGTATCAAAAATACTAACTGCCAGGCGCGCTAAATCAAATGACTGATTCGGTGGTATTGCTGCCTCCTTAGGATCACGAATAGACCCAAAATTATACTGACCAGCTGCATCATTCCCTTCATGGAAGTCGTCGCTAATAATGGATTGATTCTCGGCTCGTAGGATAGCACGCCCAAAATCAATAATGCGGAATACTTTTCCAAATGTGGGAACTCGCCATACCTGATTATCTTTTGTGCGATAATATATGAATTCTTCAGTTGTGGTTGAATATAATATATTATTTCCATGTAAATCATTATGATATAATTCAATAAAACTGAATGCCTGAATAAGTGCACATATAACTTGCCATATCCATGCTGTCCATTTATTCTCATCATAGGTATCCTCACCGAGAAGACTATCCACTGATTCCTCCATCTTCTCCATAAATATTAACATAACAGGCATACCTGTGAACTCCGCAAAAATATCATAACCCTCTATTTCACTGCTGGCTTCGCTGCCACTCTGTAGGGTCTGATTTGAAGGGCTTATACGAAGTATTGATTGAACTGATCCCGAATTTGTGCTAAATGAACCTACAGATTCTAGTTCAACCTCTCGGTCTGCATTTTCGTTATTATCACCAATTTCATCAAGTATCTCTTCTTCATCATCGTCATCATCTATTAGGTCTGCCTCATCTGGTTTCAATAGAAAAGGAGCCACTTCATCGTCGTTCAAAAATCGCTTCTTTTCATCAGAAAAAATCCGTATTTTAAACTGGTTACTTTCATACTGTTTCCAGAACCATTTTGTGTTTCTGTAACTTTGATAGTCATCGTTCATATTATAACAGTATTTTTCGGCCTTTGCACATATAGTGCCATAATATCTAATAAAATGCGGAGATAGATTCTGTTCAGCTAATTGACTTAAGAGACTTACTGAAAGGGCATCAACATATGCCTGGTTCTCTTCACACTGTAATTTATCAACAACAGTGCCCCAGCTATCTTGAATACCTGGCATAGAAACATCTTTCGGAAATGAATAGTTTCCTTGAATCCAATCTGTAGGGTTCAACAAATGAATAACTTTAACATATACATTATCATCATCGCCTTCAGGAAAAGGTGTAGTAGCAACTAATCCAGAATTATAGGATATGGGGGCTGTGCCACGAAATCGTTCTAAGAGTGGAAAATATGCCTGAAATTGGCTATAAGATTTACTTAATTCTTCAAGGACTTTTGAAGGAATATTTAAATTATTAATGTTGACGCGAGCCCTCTGAAACCCGGAATCCTTCATATTTGTTGTCTGCGTCCCCTTCTTTTTATTTCTTACCATGGAACTTCTGTTTTGGGATTGTGAGTTAATATATAGGCTAAAGACGCGTAAGCGTAATCCCTTTTGAAAATATATAATAAATAGTTAATTATGGCTACGACAAAACTTGAGGTTGGCATCAAGAAGTTCGACATGAAAAAGATTCAACAAGATGCTGTTTGTATTTTCATTGGGCGTCGTCGCACTGGTAAATCAACACTTGTAAGGGACTTACTCTTTCATCACCAGAATATGCCTCTTGGAACAGTCATCAGTGGAACAGAAGAGAGTAACAGTTATTATGGAAAAATGATTCCTCCTATTTTTATTCACGGAGAGATGTCTCCTGTAATTCTTGAGAATTATGTAAAACGCCAGAAGCAAATTATGAAGAAGATTCAAGAAGATATTGCTGTTGGAGTTGTTTCAAAGAGAGATCCGCGGTCTTTCTTAATTTTGGACGACTGTATGTACGATGACAGTTGGACACATGACAAGAATATTCGCTATCTCTTTATGAATGGTCGTTGGCTAAAGGTATTTTTCATTATTACTATGCAGTATCCTCTTGGTATTCAGCCATCTCTGCGAACAAATGTAGATTATGTATTTATTTTGCGAGAGCCCTACATAAGTAATAGAAAGCGCATTTATGATAATTATGCGTCGGCGTTCCCATCGTTTGAGTTCTTCTGCCAGATGATGGACCAGTGCACAGAGGATTATGGATGTATCATTATTGATAACACAACACAAAGTTCAAAGTTAGAAGATACAGTATATTGGTATAAGGCAGAAATTCATCCAGACTTTAAGATTGGCGCACCAGAACTCTGGAAGTTCTCTCAACAGAATCTGCGAAATGGGGAAGATGATGGAGTGAATCAATATGACCCAAATTCTGCGAAGAAGTTGAAGGGGCCTGCTATTCAGATTCGGAAATACTAGGTTTGTTTTGCAAAATGAATTATACTACACATTTCAAAAAAGTCAGCCTCTTGTCCAACTAAAAATGCCATAACACGTTCAAAAATACCGCCTTGGTCTTGAAAATTATGCCCATGTTCAAAAAAATTATTATTTATTGAATAATTATACAAATGTATAGCAAGAGGCATAATTTTATTATATGTTTCAGCAGATATAATATATGTATTAAGAAGGGGGAACTTCTTATTTTTATCAATATTTTTTTTAGCAAGAATCTCATATCCCTTTTTAAGAGAATCAAAAATATAGTAATTCTTATAAAATGTAAAATCTCTCCATGTATAGAAAAAACAGGTTTCATAGTCTTGGAGTTCTGCTCCAAAGTATATTAACTTTTCAGATGCTTCTATTTTACTAAGGATATCATTAATAGAATTTTTCATAAAACACATATCATATTGTGTAAATCCCACATATTTTGTTTTAACTCTATTATTTTTAAATATATGATGAATAACACTATTTTCATTAAATTTATTTTTTTGTAGGGATGGATCATAAATAGGGAATTCCCATTCATTAATAACTTTATATTTTGTCGAATCATAAGGATCTTTTTTAATATTTTCATTTACAGCCACAAATGTTATATATTTCATTTCAGATTCAGTTAATTCTTTATAAGATTCAGGTATAATATTTTTATGAAATACAACAAATATCTCTAAAGACATTATATATATGTTAGTCTAAATAAGATATATATACTAAATATTTAGACTCTGAAATGTCATCTGATGCAAAACAATGTCCCTGGTGCCAGAGATGGTGTCTAAAAGATGATGCGTGTAATTATATTTTTGCGTGTGGCCTCACAAAGGACCGATTTATAGTGGGCGCTGGTTGCGGCAACTCTTGGTGTTGGCAATGTGGTAAGAAGTTCTGTGGTCCTTATTATAATGCTGCTACAGGTGTAAAGGCTTCAACAGGGAAAGAACAACATGATGCTACTTGTTGTATTCCAAATGGTGACTATTGTTATGGAGGACATAATAGCCATTGTGATAAACGATGGAGTTAAATGCCTCCGGGTGAAGTGCGTTTGAAATCTTTTTACTAAGAAGAAGAAATGGCTCGCGGTGTAGCTCAATATAGCTTAGTAGGTCTTGCATTTGTATTTGTCCTTCTTATTGCTCTCTTACCTCTTACAAAGAGTATGCTTGGGTCCTATAGCCCAAGCGGTTCTGGCTTAGCTGGATTCATGGATATGTCCTGTAAGGATTATGCGAAGCCTTGCCCTGAGGGTTATTTCTGCCAGCAGGAGAAATGTACTTCTATTTACCCACGCGTTTAGAATGGGAGGAGAGAACGCTAATCAAATTCTAAATTTAGTAGTATTTACTGCTAAATTTAGTATTTTTATGATATTGTTTACGCATTATCAGTGACCTTCGCGGCGGCCTCCATCTTGCGCTGAAGGGCTAGATCAGCAGGCCCCTCAAAGATAGAGTTTGTAGCCTTGGCAGCCGCCTCCTCAGGCTGTAGGGACATATTGAAAACGGACTTCTCATTCTTGGCGGTCTTTGCACTGGGATTCTGACGGTAGAACTCCTCACGGTCCTCCTCATTCTTATTATAATTCTTCATGAGAGTATTCAGTTGCTCTTCGGCATACTCCTGTTCTAGGATTTCATGAGGAGATGGGTCCCAGGGGAGCCACTTACCGACCTCACCAAGAAGAATATTGTGGCGCTGGTCGGCACGCTGGA